CAATCCCTTACCTGCGGAGGTAGAGAATGAAAATCGCACTCAGTTTGACTAGTGCATTAGATAGTAAGCAACGCACAATCATTGCTGCGTTTCCTGACTTCATTGCGTTTGAAAATAAATACAATCGCAGTGTTGCCAAGTTTGAAGCCGAACTCACCTTGACCGATCTTGCATACCTTGGATGGCATGCAGAGAAACGGTTGAAGAAAACTGGGTTGGACTTTGAATCATGGTGCGATGAAATTGAAGCACTTGAAGTGGGAGATAGCGCAGACGCAGTGATCGTCCCTTTGGAGACCAGTCAGCCCACTGGGTAATTTCATATCTCGCTTGCGAGACAGGAATTGCACCTTCAGTGTTGCTGGCAGAAGAACCACGAATGCTGTTCACAATGTTGGCATACCTTCGATGGAGAGCCATTCACCTAGGCAAGTAGTATCGGTGTATGGCACGACCAGTCACGGGCACAAGTCGAGCAGGAACATTCCGTTCAAACATTCAGAACGATGCACCAGTTCAGATACTTGGCATCACCGAATATCTGAGGGCAGAATCTAAAGCCAATCCGTTGTTCAACAAGTTCTTGCGCATCGCTGCACAAGACGTTGCAGAGCTGCTGGTTGTTGCAGCGAAGTTTGAAGCCGCTTCAGTAACTCGAAATCGTCAAGCGATGGAAGTGATGAAGGGTATGAGGGCGAGACGTGATCGTGTCCCAACTATCAAACTTGATGAGAACTCGGCGTTCCAATCAACTTCAAGAAAGTTCACATCTTCTCGCAACCTTGACACTGGACGCAGGGTCAAACGGAAGGTGACCAGGGGTGACGTGTTCTTTGGTGCCGAGTTTGGTGGTGGGGCGCGTCCTACCACTAAACAATTCTTGAGGCATCGAGGACGCTCTGGATACTTCTTCTGGCCTACTGTGCGCAAACACAAGGCAGATATTGCTGACGCTTATTTGGACGCCATTCAAAAGGTCTTAGATCAACTGGCTGATACCCCAACAAATAGTGCTTGACTTTGGCTGTGGTTTCGCTACCCTGTAGATAGGGAGGTAGTTATGGTTGTCTATTTTGATTCGGTCAAGTCTATTCAGCCAAAGCCGTTCGCCACGAATTGGGTTGACCTCAAAGAACGCTTGATGCACCATGAGGAGAATGCCAACAAGTCTGATGGTGCGTTGTGGTCACCTGTCGAGTACTACCCAGGTAGGACTCGCGGTAATACTGCGATCAGGTTCATTGAAGCGTTGGTCGTTGACATGGACGGCGAATCATTCGCCAATGCCAACCTTGACGGGTTTGAGTATCTTGCCTACTCCACGTACTCGCATCGACTGGATGATCCTCACTATCACTTAGTTTTGCCGTTGGCTGAGCGTGTACCGGCAGGGCTGTGGAGAGCGGTCTGGCAGGAGTTGCACGAAAAAATCAACCTGCAAGGTGACCCTGCAACCAAAGATGCTGCGCGTATCTTCTACCTTCCGCAACATGCACCAGATCAACCGTTTGAGTTCCACGAACAATCAGGTGCATTCATTGACACCAACTTTGATTATGAACCTGTAAGCAATCCAACACCTGCGTCACCACGTCAGTCTGCTCAGCCTCGACGCAAGCGCACTGTTCGTGTTGAGATGAATGATGCTTGGTGGGATGCTGCTGAACCTTCCAGTCGATATGCGCATCTTGAAGGTCAAGCAATGTGGAAGGCAATGGCTGATGATTTCCGTGTGATGGTTGCCGAGTACCGAGAAGCTGTGCGCTTGGCCAGTCAGGATGTCATCTAGAATTGCCGCATGGCTGGCGAACGTACCTTTGTTGTCAAGTTCATTTCGGACATTGCTGGTGCAACTAAGGGCATCAAGAAGGTTGGCGATGATCTAGGTGGAATGGGAAGCAAACTTGCTTCTGTTCTTCCGTCGTTCAAGACAATGGCGATTGCAGGCACAGCAGCCTTCGGTGCAGTATCTGCTGCGTCGTTCAAGTTGGTGAAGATGGCATCAAGTTTGGAAGAATCACAATCAAAGGTCAATACTGTCTTTGGTGATTCTGCTGGTGTGATCAACGAGTTTGCAAAAACTTCTGCCACATCATTTGGTATAACCAAGCAATCTGCGTTGGAAGCCACTGGGTCATTCGGTGCATTGATTTCGGCGTTCGGTCTTGGTCAAGGTCAAGCATCAAACATGTCGGTCACATTGATCAAATTGGCAGCCGACTTAGCATCATTTAACAATACGGATATTGAAAGTGCGATTGGTGCATTGCGTTCAGGTTTGTCTGGCGAAACTGAACCATTGAAGAAGTATGGCGTTGTTCTGTCTGATGTTCTCCTAAAAGAGAAAGCATTGGAGATGGGACTATATGACGGCAAAGGTGCATTGGATGTAAAGTCAAAAGTCCAAGCATCCTATGCGTTGATCTTGGAACAAACAGCAATTCAACAAGGAGATGTGTCCCGAACCTCTGAAGGATTCGCCAACCAGATGAAGTTCTTGAAGGCTTCATTGAGTGACGCTGCAACGGAACTTGGCACAATCTTGTTGCCATACTTCAAACAGTTTGTGATATTCGTCAATCAAAACATCATTCCTGGTGTGTTGCTGTTTGCCAGAACTATTGGCAACGACGGTCTTGTACCTGCATTGGCTGTTGCTGCTGCTGCGATGGGCGACTTCGGTATTGGGGCAATCAACACCTTAGAAAACATGTATCTCGGTATGTTGCAGTTCACTGCCGGTGTTGGTAAGACCGTTCGTATTCTTGCCGATGGTATCGCCCTTGGTGCGGTAGCTGCTAAGAACCCGTTGCTTGCTGCTCAAGCCCTTGCCGCAGCCATCGCTGCTTCAAACATCCAAAAAGCAGCAGAAGAAGCTATTGAGGGTGCTGGATCAATGTTTGATAAGTTCCGCATCAAGGTGAACAATGCTGTTTTGTCATTGAACGCATTCAAGAACATCAATCCTGTGGTTGAAAAAGTTGGGGAGTTTGAAAAAGTTGTGAAAAAGGTTATTCCTCCCATGACTGAGGCTGAGAAGGCTGCTGCTGCGTTGGCCGCTGGACTGGGTAGTGGGACTGGTAAGGGTGGCGTGGCTAAGGCTGTGAAGGATGCTACGGAGAAGTTGAAGATTTATACGGACGAGTTGAAGTCAAGCAACTCTGCACAGAAGGCGTTTGATCGATCACAGAAGGCTTCCGTCAAGGCTGGTATCTCTTTGACTGAAGCGAATACCAATTTGGCTGATGCGCAAGATAAGTTCAACAAGGCTGTGGCTGGGTTTGGCGAGGATTCCCCAGAGGCTAAGAAGGCTGCAACAGCATTAGGAGCAGCTCAACGTGATTTGGAACGCGCCAATTTTGGTGTTGAGCAATCGTTGTTCAATGTTGCTGAAGCTGAAGAAAACTTGGCTAAAGTTCGGAAAGCTACTGGCTCCGATCCAGATACTATTCGTGAAGCAGAAATCAGTTTGGCTCAGGCCAAGATGAAGGTAGAGGAAGCAACCTTTAGTGTGATAGACGCTGAGGTTGAATTGAAAAAACTTCGTGATTCAAAAGACACCAACGCTGTTGATTTGAGAAAAGCGGAATTGAAATTAGCGGATTCAAAGTTTGGTGTTGAGCAATCTTTGTTTGCTGTAAAGGACGCACAGGACAAGTTGAACGAGAGTGTTTCAAAGAAGGGTTCAACACCTCAAGAGATTCGTGAAGCAGAGATTGAGTTGGCTGAAGCAAAGTTGTCTGTGGCTGACGCTATTGACAGGCAAGATGAATCAACTAAGACTTTGACCACTTCGCAGGATTTGTTGAATGATGCAATCTTTGGTGCTTCGATTGGTTCTGAGATTTACAAAGATTTATCTGACAAATTGAAAGATGCAAAGCGACAACAGGCTGATGCGACTGATGCTGTGACTGATGCGATTGACGCTGAGGCTGAGGCATTGATTGCTTATGGTAAAGCGATTGAGGAAGCTGGCAAGATTGCCAATTTATATCCTAAAGTTACTGGAAGATTCAATATCAATAACCCGATGGCTGGTTCGGCTAACACGATTCCGGCAACGGTGACTGGTAACTCGACTGGATTCAAGGCGAATCCTGCTGGGGGTGGTGTGGTTGTGAATGTGAATGCTGGTGTTGTGAGTTCGCCTGATGAGGTGGCTGAGCAGATTGCTGATCTGTTGACTCGACGTGGGAGATTGAATGGCGGCAATGCGTTCTTTGCAGGTAACTAATGGCTAAGGCTGCGAAGTGGGGTTCAACATACAAGGTGTTGTTGGATGTTGGTTTCTTGGCTGATGCGTTCACATTGGATTCAAGCCTGCTCGATGGCACTGATGTGTTGGATGGTTCAACAGACTTTGTGGACATCACCGAGTATGTAACAAACATCAATATCAATCGTGGCCGTGCCACCCAACTCGATTCATTCCCATCATCTAACTGCACAATCACTGCTGATGATCGTGCAGCTGAACGATACTTCGATCCACTGAACACAGACTCCGAATGGTATTCGGGTGGCACTGTTGGTATCGCACCACGTCGAGCATTCCAGGTCTATGGCGGTACAGCCGGAACCACAGCAATGTTCACAGGCTTCGTCTTTGACTTGAACATTGACTATGCCGAACCGAACCTGTCAACAGCAACAATCGTTGCCACCGACGCACTCGGCCAACTCGGTCAAACCGTGCTGACCGCATTCAACCCATCATCACAACTCACCTCTGCGCGTGTGTCAGCGATCTTGGATCGTCCAGAGGTGGCGTTCTCGACTGCGTTGCGGAACATTGAGACTGGGGTTGCGACGTGTGGAACGGTTGCGTATGAGGATGCAACGAACGCACTCCAGGCACTCCAAGACGTAGCCACCGCCGAAGGCGGCAGGTTGTTTGTTGATCGTTCTGGGATGGTGTCGTTTGATGCTCGGATTGAGTCTTCGTTTGGTACGGCTGTGGCTTCGTTTGGTGGTACGGCTGGTGTTCCGATTCAGTCGTTGTCGAATGTGTATGGGGCTGAGACGGTGTTGAATCGTGTCGCTGTGCAGATTGATGGTGGTACGGCTTCGAGCATTGCGTCTGGTACTGCGTCGCAGGCTGAGTATGGGATCAAGGCGTTGTCGTTGACTGGTGTTCCGTTGGCCACTGATGCTGCTGGATCGGCGTTGGCGTTGTCGTTGTTGACACGGTTTCAGGAACCTGTGGTGAGGTTCTCGGAGATGGATGTGTTGTTGAATGCGTTGACCACAGCACAACAACAAACAATGGCAGGCTTAGAAATTGGTGACATCCTCTCGGTGACTAAGACTTTTGCTACTGGTACACCGGCAACGGTGACACAGAACGTGGTTGTTGAATCTATACGGCACACAGTCAACCCTTCAACACATCGCGTCACCATCGGGATGGGTCAAGTCCAACTTGTACTACCATTCATCCTGGACACCTCAGCCCTCGACGACACCGACTTCGCACTACAATAGGAGCATTATGGCAACACCATTCCCATTCGGTTCAGGCAATACCCTCCTGGCATCGCAGCTCAACGCAATCACCACTTTGCCTGTGTCAACCAAGACGGCTAGTCACACCCTGACGATTGCTGACCTCGGAACCAGAGTGGTGATGAACTCAGCCTCGGCAACCACGATCACCGTCAACACCTCAATCTTCGGTGCATCTGACAAGGTTGAGATATTGAACATCGGTGCAGGCGTTTGCACAGTCACAGCCGGAACCTGCACAGTTGGCAGTTCAGGAACTTTGGCATTGGTGCAGAACGCTGGTGGCACCCTAACCTTCATCTCAGCCAGTGCCTCAGTCTTCACCGCAAGTGCGGTTGCAGCATCAACAGCAGGTCTTGTTTGTGTCAAAGCGGAAACCGCTTTTACAGCCGCATCAACAATTACGGCTGACAATGTATTTTCTAGCAGTTTTACAAATTATATTTTGCATATGACATCATCTACAGCGACTAATGCCAATGCAACTTTACAATTACGCACAGGCGGCGTGACATCAACGGGAGCCAATTACAACGGTCAAAGTTTGCAGGCAAGCAGCACAACTATTTCTGGTGCAAGAAACGCCGCTGCAACATCAGTAGATTTTTTTACAACAAGTGCAGGCACAACTTTATTCAACTTTGCACAAATGACAATTTACCAACCCCAACTTGCACAACCAACTGGGTTTCATGCTTTTTCCCACTTTCATAACAGCGCAAGTTACGGCCAACCCTTGCGGCAAGATTTCTTTAGCAATAATTCTTTGACAACGGCCTTTGATGGATTTATTGTTACGTTGTCAAGTGGCTCAATGACTGGCACATTCGCAGTTTACGGATACTCAAAGACGGTATGACAATGAAAACTAACTACAACGGCACAGACCGCGACATGACCACAGAGGAACTAGCAGCCTACGAAATTGTTAAAGCTGACCTTGCAAAGAAAGCTAGTGATCAAGCCAAAGATGCTAGTGATAAAGCAGCAGCCAAGAACGCAGTTCTAGCGAAGTTGGGTTTGACCGCCGATGAGGTCACAGCACTTCTTTCGTAGTCGTTGGCTGATTGTTGCTCCTGCGCTTCTAGCTTCGATCTTTAGTTTCATTCCGTCAGCGTCAGCTGAACCGGCACCAGGGTTGAACGCAGTCGGCTACATATTTACTTACAACAACAACACTCTGCCAGTCAGATCAGACACGCAATATCCGATCTGTCACAGCGAAACAGAGAACAACATCAACCGAAGTTTTGAAGGCGAACCATTCGGTGCGTGTCCTTCCGACTTCTTGATGATTCACTACACAGGGTTCATCACAGTTCCTCAGAACAACACAATCCAATTTATGATCGCAGCCGATGATGGTGGTCTAGTCACAATAGGCAACACAGAGTTTGGAGACTGGAACATCAAAGGCTGTTCCTGGTCAGCGGTAACGACTGCTTCGTTCCCTGCTGACACTTATGCGCTCGATGGCTGGTTCCACGAATGGACTGGCGGAACTTGCTTCATGTTGGCTTGGAACATCAACAACGCAGGTTGGGAAATAGTTCCTGATTCAGCCTTCACCACCAACGGTGTACCAACTACCACTACGACCAGCACTACTACGACTACGACAACTATCCCTCAGACAACGACAACTATCCCTGAGACAACTACGACTATCCCTCAGACGACTACGACTTCTACAACTACGACTTCAACGGTTCCACCAACTACAACTACTTCTTCTTCAACCACAACTTCCACAACAAGTACAACATCCACACAACCCAGACCACCTGAAACGGTGCCTCCACCACCCACAACAATGCCAGCCCCACCAGAGACAATGCCTGAACCACCATCCACATTGCCGTTCGTATTACAACCATTATTCCCTCCCGTACCAAGCACCATGCCTGAACCACCAGCAACGATACCGACAATCCCATTGCCCCCACCAACCATGCCCCCACCCCCAGACACCCAGCCCTTGCCACCAGATACGGCACCAGACGCACCACAAGCCCCTGAGACAAGCGAACCCGCCGAAGACGCACCACTCCCACCCATCAGCGATGAGGCTGTAGTTGAAGCCCTAGCAGACATCGAGCAAGCAACCCCAGCAGAAGTCAAAGCCATCGTCACCGAGCTGCTCGCCTTCGCACTCACCACCGACCAAGCCGTCTCCGTAGCATCCGAACCGGCAGTGCTGGAAGTGTTGACAAACGCTGAAGCCGAACAAGTATTTGAGCAGGTCGCGGTTGAAGAACTGTCAACGGAGCAGGCTGTTGAGTTTGTTGCTGCTGTGCAAGAAGCACCATCATCTGTGCGTAAAGCATTCGAGGCCGTGTTGAATCTGTTTGAAGGTTTCGCTGATGATTATGTGATGACGAATCAAACTGTCCCTATCAAAACTCGACGTGCGCTCATCGCTCTGAGTGCTGTATTCTTGGTAGCATCCCCTGCACCAAACCGAAGGAATACGCGATGAAGATATGGGGTGAGTTCCATGCGTTGCTGTGGACGATTGCTGCATCTGTCACCACGATCCTCACGTTGTCGGGGGCTATCCAAAAGGTCGTGATCTGGCTTACTGTTGGAGCATTAGTTCTGCACCTGATCGGCGCACTCACCAAGAAAGAAGAATCAGAATGAAGAAGTTTCAAGATGTTGCAGGTCGTATCGTTGCAGTGTTCATGTCTTCAGCGTTGGCCATCGTTGGTGGTTCGGCATTGATCGCACCGGAACTAGAGATATGGAAGTCGGCATGTCTCGCTGGTTTCGCAGCGTGTGCCACCGTGATTCAGAAGTTGGCTCAAGCATCGCTCGATGGCAACCTGACAATGGAAGAAATCAACGACGCATTCGGCGCGAAGAAGAAGTGACCCGATGACCAAGATGCCTTGGCCTGTAGTCCCCATCAAGTGGTGCTCACATCTTCAAGGCAAGAAGCCTTCGGAGGTATCCCTCACGATGTTGCGACCCATCACAGGTGGCGGTCAGTTGCACCACTGTGCTGCTCGCGCTTGGGAAGCGATGAAGCATGCAGCGAAGGCTGAGGGTGGGATCAATCTGAAGCCGACTAGTTCCGGTGACACGTATCGAAGTATCGCTCAGCAGAAGGCTGGGTTCCTGCAACGGTTTCAAGTAGAGCCGATTGAAGGCGCACAGACCCGAACCTATGACGGCAAGAAGTGGTATTTGAAGAAGGGCATGGCTGTACTCGCAGTCCTGTGGATGATCCTGCAAAGTGTTCACGGCACATGATGGGTATCGCAGTCGATGTCGCGAACGCTTCTGGGAAGGTACTTGCGTGGCTGTTGGAGAACGAGAAACGGTTCGGCTTCTCACGAAGTGGTGAACATGCCTGGTGCAGAACCTTGGCATCTCAGGTTCACCGAAGGTCAAGCAATGCCACAAGCCGTCCTCGACTACGAGACAGCCAACCAAACGCTGGGCGCATAATGGACTGGGGCATTGTTGTCGCTTCGTTAGTCACGGCTGTAGGCGGGGTTTTGACAACCCTGATGTTGGTGATGCGCAAGGAGAACACGCAAGACCATGCAAAGGTCACGGATGCTTTGGATGTGCTTAGTGGAAATGTGACGAACATTGGTACTAAGTTGGACGGACACATCGATTGGCATCTCAAGGGGGTACCTAATGGCAAAGTTTCTTCAGGAAATCAAAGCCCAAGAACTAAGAGGCGCGTCAAAGATTGACGACATCATCGCCAAACTCTCTGCCGAAGATGGCAAAGACTTGCGCGAAGCATTGAACGATCCAACGATCAGACCAATGCAGATCATCCATGCACTCAAGAAACGTGGATTGAAACTGTCACCATCATCAATCACCCGATACAGAGACAACCACAATGTCTCTAGCTGACGACCTGCGCGAAGCAGGTCAACCAGCATGGCCAGTGATCCAACCTGGCAAACGATACACAGTCCCCACCCTCAACCCA